GTGAAAGTTATGGTTTTAGGTTCTGCTAACCGCTTCAAAAGTTCGGCGTAGGCAATTCGCCCGGCAAACCCCGTATCGTCGCTTGCCACGCAACTATCGTCCATGGCGTTGCGGGAGATAATCACTTTCTGGTACTCGTTCTTCGCGGTGATGCTCGCGGGTTTTCTCGCGGACCTGATGATTGCGCCCGAGAAATGCAGGTCGTCAATGTAAAGCGTGGCTGGGGCAGTAGCGCGACCAACGCAGAAGCATATTCCGTTTATGTTGCCCCATGATGCCGTTCCCCCTGGAACCCCTGACGACGAGTATGCCGTCCATCGGAACTGTTTGCTTTCTTCCGCTGACGCCCAGTATGGTCCAACAGGTATAGACTTGTGGTAAAATTCGTTGTCGCCTTCCGAGTATGAACTGAAGATGATACCAAAATAGTTGTTGTCGTGATCCGTGCTGAAGAGACGCAATTCAGTCAGGGCTTCTGCCACTCCCCCATTTTTATACATGTAATAGTTGATGTGCGGGACGGTTTTCATACTGCCCCATCTTGTCATGTCCCATGCGGCGTTCTCGGTGCTAGGGAAGTATCCTCTTCCCAGAGGTGGCGCTCCTCCACCCTGCACTGTGAACTCTTGGCTTACGCTTCCAACAACGAACTTCGCGTTTGATGCGTCGCAAGTGGCTAGGTCGTCGTTTCCCCAGGTCACTCCATCTTCGGTCCAGAAGTCGTATGCGGGGCGGCGGAAGCCAGTTAACAAGATGACGTTGTTGGCGAACTCTTCTGTCTTGTCTAGGATGGTGTACTGCGAGAAATCTCTTCCTTCTTCCAATGTGCTGTTCGGTTCATCCGTGTTCCACCAGTCGGGCCACTCCGTCGTGTTTTCATGTGCGCCAATCGTGTTGATAATCAGGTTTTTCGAGTTGTCAACTATCCAGTGAGCGCCTGCCATGGTTCCTGCGCCTATGGCGCTTGTCAACTCGCAGACGAGGTCAACAACCTCTAGGTTGGTACGGTAGGGATTGTTAATGTACTTGATCGGCGTGCCCGAGTAGATGTCGGCTATCTTGGTTTTCGTGATGGCGTAACCTGTGTTAGAACCTAAACCTAGACTTTTGTTTATCATGTTGTCAACTAGGTCGGAGCAGATCTCCTTAAGCGTGTCCATTGAAGGGTTACTGCTTTCTGATCCGTAGTCGCGGTTGCAGTGGGTTTCTTCGAGTGCCGTGCCATAGCCTTTGCAGTTTAAAGTGACCAAAGTTCCATCTTGGGACTGGCTTGGGTTGGCTTGGCGGATTGTTCCGCCGAATACCTGAGGCCAACCTGATGTGCTTGTGGCGTCGCGTAGATAGATTTTAATGTCGTCTAAAACGGCGACGCCGTCTGGGTAGAACCCGCTTTCGTAGTTGTTCGCTACCAGCGTTGCCACGTCATAATTGTTTTCTCGGCGCGTAACACTGATGCTTTTGAACGTTCTACTCACATAATCTGTTGTTGCTCCTCCGTGCGTGATTGAAACTTTGAATTGTGGCATTCCCATTAATACCCCTCCACCATGGAACCCATAGTCACAATTGCACCTATCCCGGATATTATGCCAAGTATGAACCCAAAATTCGAAGTTGACTCAAGAAGTATGATCGTGGTATGAAGCACACGAACCGCGAAAATTAGTTTCTGAACTTTATCTATGGCTTGGTCAATTTCTGCCGGCAACCCCATTCTTCTCAGAAGGCTTGTGACACGATAAATAATGTATTCTACTTCTCGCAAGTCGCCTCTAGCGTGACCTGCCTCCGCACGAAGGGTTTCAACCTTTATTGTTATGTTGTTAAGTAGTACGCTTATTTCTTGGAGGGTTGAGTAGAGCTGCAGTATTTCCCCGGAACTCATAGCACTATGCGCCTCTGGGTTCAGGAACCATTTCAAGAACTATCTTATGGATTTCTTCTACCTTCGCAATAAGGTCTTGGACATTGATTTCGTGGGTTAGGCTACATCGGCAGTTACCCTTGTGCCCATGCGCTTGGGAACCCGAGGCAAGATCCCAAACCACACCGTGACTGGGATGTTCCAAGCGCCCATTCAATGTATCTATTCCAACCTCGAAGGTCCAGGTGTAGCCGTCAATTTCCCTGCAGACGGGGCAAACCCTGTCATCCTGCATACTGTGCCACGTGACGCTGATGAAAGCCACTTAGACGCCCCAGAACTGGAGGTCATTCCACGTCGTCTGCTGCCCGCCGCTCCTGCTGTACTGCTTGAGGTAGAAACTCCACGTCCTCAACGCTTGCCCATCTTGGTCAATGCTTAATCTGCGCGGCGTGACCTTGCAGTTAACCATGTCCGAGGTGAACCACTGGAACGGGTCGGCACTGGCTTCCTGCATAATCAACATAAGGTATTCTCCGTAGGGCACTCCCCAACCCACGGTGGAAACGTCCACTTTCCCGTCGATCTGAATGTCCGGGCAATTCATGCCCATGTACTGCGTCTCATTCCCTATGCGATTAGGGATCGGGAGATCAGCGTAAACATTGTTCATCTCAAAGTGGACTCTGCCACTGACGCTTGGAAACGTGAACTTGCCCTTGCAGATCAACGCGAAGTCGTAGTAAACGTGGTGCCCCGCGCCGCAGGCGCTGTCGCTGACGGCGTACAGCCGTATTTTGTCTATGGTTTTGCCCGCTGTAACCGCGACCGCCACGGTCGCCCAAGCGCTACTGAACTTTGCGTCTAGCACGGTTTGGGTTCCACTTGTGAAGACTAACTCAACTTTCGCGGCTAACCCCGCGCTGGCGTCGCTCGTCTTGTACCGCACAACGATCCACGCGTAAACACTACTGTCTAGATCGGTCAAGTCGCACTCCCAGTACGTGTGCTGCGCCGCGGCTGATGCCGTGCCCGTGATGTCGAAGACGTCGTCATCCGTCACCGTGTTGCTAGTGCTGGTCAAAGTCTTCGCGGATTCCTCCGTCCAATCCGTTTTAGAATTGCAGTCCGCGAGGAAACCTTGGCCATGCGTGATCGTTGGCGCGGTCAAGTCGTGTCCCTCAAGTAGGTTACCTTGTACTCTGTGCCGTAGAGAACGGCGGACCCCATAGTCTTCGTGCCCTCACGCGTCGTCTCGAACCCACGCAAACTGCCCAGCGGGTGGTCCTCAAGGATTCTGCGCAGCTCCGCCTCTCCTTGCTGAACCGCCTTCACAGCCGTCACGTTCGCCTTATCCATCGACCAGATGCCGACGGGCACGGCTTCCTCGTAGCCGTAAGGCGTGAAGTCGTGGCCGCGGAGGGGCTTGCTCTCTGGCTTGGCGACGGTGATTACCAAGTCAACGGTGCTGGGGCTCTCCAACTCCATGCTTAAAGGATAATCGGGATCCGCGTACATTACCACGCGACCCAGGTTCTGGCCCCCATCGTCCTCGCAGTGGCTGTTACTCCAGTACGCGTCCAAGTACGCTTTCTGCCTGTGGCGGGCATCATCCACCAGGAACGTTCCGCCGTAAATGCTGTAGTCAACGTCGGCGTGCATGGGCAGAAACATGAGGTCGCACTCCCTGTGGCTGAAGCTGTCGCCAACGAAGATCTCCCTTGCGGCGTGAACCTCGAAATACTGGTTCGTCGCCGACTTGACTTCGTCGCCCTCGTCCAGCACGTCCATAGTCATGAACAATGCGTCTGTCCTAACGTATGTGCCGACTGAAGTGGCGAGGCGTTGGCTGCCCTTGGGCAGAAGCAATCCCTCAGCGGTTTTCTCCGTCCACTTCTTGGCCCTCCAGCCAGTCGTGTCGTCGCGGGCGCCGAGTTCCAGTCGCCTGCGGGTGACGGCGCATGTTGCCCCCATACTAAGTCTTTAGCCTCCTAATCGTCGAAATGGTACTTTTCCGCGCTTACGCCACGCCAGTTCCATTCCACCGTGCCGCCGGCTCCGGTATCGATGAATATCTGGATCGAGTCCCCCGGACGCAGAAGAAATGTGCCCCAAACGTTGCTAGATGTTGTGACTAAGGCGCCGTTGATTTTCATATAGTATAGTGTGGTCCACTTGGCCCAGACCTCCACGGTTTGCATCGCGTGGTTCTTGCAGTATGTGTCGCCTCCGCCTCCGAAGCCTGGGGTTGTGCATACTGGAAACAACGTGCTGTTCACTGCGACAACGTTCTCGAACCAGATTTTGCAGTCGGCGTCGCCCGCAGTGTTTATGTCCCACAGCATAGTGCTCATGCTAGAATCCACGTTTACGCCTTTGATGTGTAACATGCCGTGGAAGCCAACGTCCATGTACCATTTCTCCATCATCTCGTCATCAACGTCTTCAAGGTACAATCCGTCTATCGTGGCGTAACCGTAGGTCGTGAAGCCGCCGTAAACCTTCAGGAACTTGTCCGTTCTGAAGAAATGCACATCCTTTAAATGATTGTGCAAACATATGTCCCAATCCATCGCCAAGTCGCAGTCGGTGATGTCGAGTTGCCGCCCATCCCAGTGATCTATTCGGGCATGAACGCCTGTGGTGAATCCCTGCACCTGAACCTGAGTCCACATGGTTGGTCCGCCTGCGTCGTCGCCGCCCACGTTCTGGAGGCACTGTATGCCCGTGCCCGTGAGGCGAACGTCAGAACCGTAGTCCCTGACAACCTGCACGTTATCCAAACTCCCCTGCGCCATGCCGTCCAAATCTAGGACGGGGGTCGTTGCGGAAGCCAAGTTTATTTTTTGGACGAACTCTATGTTCTTCAGGATTAATACTGTCCCAGTAGAAGTTACGGCGCCCTTCGTTGACAAACACTTGAACGCGCTGCCGGTTTGGTCGTTGAAGATCTGTGTTCCGCCTTCCCCGCCGTTCCTGATCATCTGCTGCGTTGTTCCCTCTGCCTCAACGATTATTCTGCAGCCTAACGGGATCTCGAGTGCGCCTGTGATTGTTGGCGTGACGCCTTTGATTGCGATTCTGCCCGTGTACGCTGTCACCACGCTGGCGATGGCGTTCGGTAGCTTCACGGATATTGCGGGTAGACCGAGCACGGCTGCGTTGAAGACGGTTTCGAAGTGGGTGTCGGTGATGTCTACTCCGCCTGGGAAGTTGCATACGGCGTAGTAGGTGGCTCCGTCGCCCCAGATCGTGTAACTTGGGACGTGCCCGTTTCTTTCTCCGTCGATTCTGGCGAGTACGGCGTTGGCCCACTCGCTAGTTATTTTGTCTCCCGGGTACTTGGTTTCAGGTTCAACCATCAAAATCACCATACATAAAATGATAATCGCTTGGCATACAAGAACCGCCTTGATTACTCTATTGCCCAATAACTCACCGTCAACGTGCCCGCGGCGCTGTGGTGAACCGTGATGTTGGTCCCACTCACTTCGTACGCGAGGGCATACGGCTGAACAGCGTTAGCCGTGAGGAACACTGTGCTGGGCGTTAAGCCGAGTCCGTGCGCGATGGTTCCGTTGTTCGCTATGGTGGCGGTTCCCCGCTTGCTCTTCTTCTGCGCCCAATGATCCGTCACGTACTGAAGTATGCTGCCGTTGACTCCTGCCGTGACCGCCGTGTCGGAGTGCGTTGCGCTTAAAACGTTGTGGGCTCCCGCTGGGGCTGTGGCGTCGATTTGCACGGTGACTTTCTCGTTGGGGGCGCTGTCCGCCACCGTCAAGCTTATGCCTGCTCCCGGAATAAAATCGATGGTTCTTCGGGTGCCGACGACCGTGCCGCTTTTGGCGACGTTTACTCGGGCAACGGCATCCAACAGATCCGTCACAAGAAAAGCATCTGTGCCGCCTGTCTTGTGCGTATCCTTATGGTTTGATAGGGGCAAAGGTTCTAATCCTCCTACAAGAGATTCCATTTTTTTCGTGATTAAATCAAACAGGGGAAGATACGAGTCGAACCTGGCGTAGTCGAATCGGGCGCTGTCGAAGAAGGCTTTATCCGTCACTTTTGGTTCCTCAGACTTGGGTCACGAGGAAAGACCGCGCTGTATTGCCTGACGTTGAACTTCCTGTTAGGCTGAGTATCCCCGCTTCGATCATGGCGCTGTAAAGAGCGTACTGCGGGTCAGTGATGACACTGTTCACGCTCAATCCGCCTAAGCCAGTGTTAGGTCCGCGATCTAGGTACGCGCGCAACATGAGTGTTGACAGCAGTTTCACTACGACTGACTGGTTGCCCGTCAACGTTACTGAGCCGCCCACAGTAGTAGTCATTGAGAGGCCAGCCCGCAGGTTTACGTAGTTGATCGCGTTATCGATGAGCGCGGCTAAGTTGACGAGACTGATGTCGGCGACTGTGTAATTGTTCTCGTCAAGGATGTTCTGAGCCGTTATGGTTGCCATTAAACAACCTCCGTTACTCGAACAAGTTCAGCGAGCCATTCAGTGTAGAGCCAAGCGTTCTTTTGGACTTCTACCAATGAAGGAGCGCGCGCCAATACTTCTTTTATCAAGTCAATCGTGGTAGGCTTCAATGGAGCGGGTTTCTCGGCGACGGCTTGCGCTAGTTCCTTCTTCACTGTTGGCTTCCTATAGACAATAGTTTTTTCTGGGTCACTCATAATCCAATCACCTCGCTATAACTGTGCAAAGAACTCGGCTAGGCTCAGCAGGTTCTTAACAATAACGTTCCTTACCTTCAGCATCCTTGAATCAGCGTTCATGAGGATGAAGTAAGACACGTACTTCCTGGGCATGGGATTACCCTCTTCCCTCAGACTCTCACATGTCACGAACAGGCGTTTCTTCCTCACGTACTCGCCTTGCTTGTACAGTCCGTAGTGGCTCCTTCTGATGGGGCAAGTTAGGCACGTCAGGTGAAACCTCCTGAGCCGACCGTTAATGTATCTGCACAGCGGGTTGCAGTTCAATGCCCGCTCACGACCAGTCGTATCGGGTTAGCCTTAACGTTTCTTGGTTGCCAGTGAAGGCAGGTGTTGCCCTCGAAATTGTTCCTCTTCAGTGTGGGGGCTTCGCATCCCCAGTTCCCATACTTGACTTTGCCGTCTTTGACGGTTCTGGGGCAACGCCAGAAGTCACATGCCGCGCACTGCATGGCCATGTTACGTTGACCACCGTACCGTCGCATGATGGTTTCTAGGCGCTTGTTCTCTCTGTAAACTTTAAGCCACTTCAAAACGTTCCCTTCCCGAAGTACCTGAGGCTGCTGCTTGCGCGCCTATCCGCTTTAGTCCAGTCCACGGGAATCAGGATGCTCGTTTTCTCGCTGTACCGCCCGTGAACAGTGCACTTGAACTGCTGGTGCTTGGGGCGGTCAGCGTCAACTACTGAGTCAGAGTTGGTGTGCATTCCGCGGGGATAGTTCAGTGCGCCCTCAAAATTGACTGCGATCATCGTGCAGTCCTGTGGTTTATCGCCGTAGTCGCAGTAGAGGTGGCAGTCGCACTCCACTTCCGAGTCGCCTTGACGCGCCGTGTGGATTTTTCCGCATCTCAGACATTTAACTTGTAAACTCATGATTATCATACTCCTGATTCAAGGAAAAAAGGGAGAAAAGGGGAAAGTTAGGCTGAATGCCTAAGCATGCTCGATCATGTTGCCTATCGCGTCTTTGTATAGCGTGACGGAGTCCTGTCGGAAGGTGACGTGCGCGCCCTTCAGGTCGCGTACTGGCTCACTATAGTTTTCTATTCGCATCCAGCGTTTGCGTCCCGTTATCATGGCGTATTGCTTGGCGAACATGATGGCGTGGCATAGTGTGTATGCTTGGCTACAGCTTAGGTAGTCGGTGTCGCTGTACACGATGTTCATTCCCGCGATGGTTGCTGGGAAACCGCCTACGATGAAGTTGTTGTTCATGAGGCTCTCATTCGCGGTTGCTCCAGTCGTCGCCATGACGCTGTTAATCATGCTGTGATGCGTGATTGCGAGGGTATCCGCCACGTAACCGTTTTTGGTGATGTCCCCGAACAGGTCTACGAGTCCCGTGATTCCAGTGTCTATCCACTTCATGACGTACTGGCTGGTGCTTGTGTTACTGCATATTGTGCCGTCGCCGTCTGGCGCCGTCGCTAGAATCGTGAGTGCCAAGTCACTTGATTTCTCGCCTATCTGTCTTCCCGCCTCGTTCACGTGAAGCTCAAGCAAGCCGAATTGACTGTCTTCAAGTAGGTCGTTTGCGAGTCGGATGTTCATGCTGTATATCTTGCTGAAGTCAAGTGTGGCCTGCAGTGTCTCCATTGTTTCGGTGGGTGCGATCGCTCCTGAACTTGTTTCGTTGACCTTGTACTGGCCATCCTTCATGATGTCGATCTTCGTGGTTGTTCCCGGACTCAGTTCTTCTGGTCCCAGAACCACTTTGCTAATTTGGGTTACGATATCCGCTTGAACCGCTTCAGTCTGCAGTTGCGTATAGAGTTTCACTGGGATAAGGTAGTACGCGCCCGCGATGCCGTCTGTACCACTTGATGCTAGGAACTCGCGTATTCTGCCGTTCTTGTGGTCAAAGAAGTCCCTGAATGGGATGCGTTTCACGTTCGCCAACAGGTTTTCTGCCTGGGCGTCGCCTAGATTGCGCCATGCTTCCACAAGTTCGGGTTCGTGCATATCAAAGTAGCCACGTTCAAGTTGCTCGCGTATGACCCATGCTGGCCCTCGGTCGCCGTTCGATTCCTTCTTGCTGACTGACTCAGCGAGTTTCTGGAAGCCCATTGATTCAGTTAGTTTCTCTAGCATTGCCGCGGTCTCCTAAGCGCATTTGCCGACGAGGATCAGTATGTCGTCTGCTGCTGCAGCGGATTTCTGTAGTGCCATTCCGAGGATGTAACTTGACCCTTTGACGACCTTCAAGTTGGCTATGGTGTATGTGCCCACGTCGCTTACGCTTGCGACGGTGGTGGTGATGCTGTTCATGACGAACTCGCCCATGAGTATGTCGTTGCCCGTTCCGCTTTGGGCCATCTTGTAGACTCCGTAGAACAGGACAGGGATTACGTCGCCGTCCGCGGTTGCTGCTTTGCATGCTACCGCGAAGCCGTCGCCCAAACCCGTGGCCGCAGTGACTTCTATTGCGCCGTCGGTCTGCGTGGTTGTGGATGTGATTGCGGCGCCGAGCGTGATTGCGCCCGCTGCACTGCAAGGTAGTATGTAGCTGCATGCGTCGAATATTGCGCCTTCCTCTTTGCTCCAATAGTCTGTTGCCATTGTTTTTCAACTCCTTTTTGAGTTCTGTTTTACGCCTCTCGGCGTGTAAGCTAGAGTTGCCTCTAGTGTTACTTTGAACTATAAAGTGGGGAAAGAAGGGGGTTACTACGATTCGGTCAGCACGTAGACTGCGTCGTTGTAGAGTGTCACGCTGCCCTGCCTGCACGTCACAACCGCGCCCGCTAGGTCCTTGACTGGGTCGCTGTAGTTGTCTATCTGCATCCACCGTTTCCTACCAGTGAATAAAGCGTTGGTTCTGTCGTAAACTATGGTTTTGCACGCCGTCATCGCCGTGCCCGGTAGCTGGTCTTTGGTGTGGAGTGCGTCCGCGTTGAGGAGCATCATGTCAAGGTTCAGCATTTTGAAGTCAAATCCCTCTGCGATTGCCTTGGTCGACGGGGTCGTGTAGCCCGCGTATGGTTGCCAGTACCTTGCCTGCGCCACTTCTACGCCTATCGTGCTGTTGATGGCGTCCTCCCATGCCTCGCTCGTGCAGATGACCGTGTCGCTTACCCAGTAGTCGTCGGTGTTGGCCGCATGCGCCGCCGCAATGTTCGCCCACGTGGTTGTGCCCGAGCCCGCGGCTCCGCTGTTGACCGTGCCCCACCCGTCCGTGGCCGTCATGAGTGCTGTGAGGGCCATGTCCGTGGCTTTAAGTCCGATTGCTTTTGCTGCGTTGCGAAGATGCCATTCGATGAGTGCGCCGTTCAACTGCGCGTCGTCCGTGAGGTCTCCCGTTATCCGCGGGGGCACGCTGAAGAACTTGGGTGTGAGCGTCGCTACCTTAGACTCGACTGTTTCAGTGGGTTGTATTGCGCCGCTTACGCCGTCGTTGGCTTTGTAGCCTTCGCGCCTTGCTATGGGTATCTTGAGGTCCGCGCCTTCCCAACCGTTGACCATGTATGCACTGATGAGCGGGACCTTGTCGGTTTCTTGGCTGAAGAATACTATGTCGTCGTACACTTTGTCGGCTACGAAGTAGTCTCCCAGCGTTTGCCCGCGCCCAAGGTATTCGAGAATCTTGTGTAACGGTATGGCTCTGAACGTTTCCTTGATTGCCGCGTAGTCCTCTGCTTTCTGGTTATCAAGTATGCTCGCTTCTGACGGGTGGAAGAACCCGCGGTCTAGGCACTCCTCCACGTTCTTGCGTTGCTTCTCGGTTTTGTCTAGGAGTTCCTGTATTGATAGGAACGGTTTGTTAAGCATTCAATGTCATCTCCTACGGTCTCCAGTTGGATGCACCCGGATCCTTCTTGGCTGCCTGCTCCTTGGCTTGCCCCTTGAACTGGGGCTTCAGCTTATCTTTGAGGTTGTCCGTATCCGTTTTGATTGCTTCTAACTTGGCGTTTACGTCTGTTGTTTCTTTGGCTTTGTTATCTTCTCGTTCTTTGGCTCTTGTTTCTGCCACCTTGCGGTAATCTTCAAAACTCTTTTCAAGGCCCACATAGTTTTTGTCGGATACGTCCAAGATTGTTTTGAACTCTTTTAGCCCAACATCGACCTTCTCATCAATTTTTTTGGCTTTGTCTTCGAGAGTCTTTTCTAAAGTTTTCACAGTCTCTTTTAACGCTAAGATTTCCTTGTTGAGGGGTTCCAAGTCTGGCATTTTGATCTCGCTTACCTTCTTCTCTAGAGGGGCAATGTCGGGGATTTTGATTTCAGCAATCTTCTTTTCGAGCGGTGTAAGGTCTGGGATCTTCAGTTCGGCTAGTTTCTTTTCGAGAGGCGCGATGTCAGGAATCTTCAGTTCTTCAAACTTCTGCCTCCATGAAGTGTCGTCTTGCGGATGCTTCTCCAAATGCTCTTTCCACGATAGGTCGTCTTTGATTTCTTTCCAGCCAAAGTCGTCTTTAGGCACTGTCTCAATCTTTCCCAATGCGTCTCCATGAATGAGGTTAATGTTTTGTTCAAGTACCCTTTGGTTTTCGATGAGTTGGTTGATGGCTTTCTCGACTTTCTGGTTGTTCTCGTTTGAGATTCTGTTTTCCTTTATTTGGAGGGCGCTGGTTTCCTCTGTGAGTCCTTCCTTCCGCAACTCTTCAAACGCTGGTGCCTGCTGTATAGTCAGTTGCACCTTTTCGGGTGGAGAGACGATTCCCAACTTTATTTCGCCGAGTTTGCTTCTGCAGATTGCCCACGCCGAATCCTCAGGGTGCCCCGCAGCGATCAAGTCATCAACGCACGCCTTAAGTTTCGGCGAGCATGGTTCGCCTAGATTCATTTTCTCTTCTTTCGCCTTTGATTCTTCAACTTTGATTTCCTTTGTTTCTTGTTTTGGTTGCACTTTCTCTTTTTCTTCTGTGATTACGCCTGTTTTGCCTACTACAACATGTCCTTCTTTCCTTATTCCAATGTTACTCATTCTTTCTTTTTCCTCGTTTACCTTTATTACTGTCTCCAGTAACCTTGAAAGCCCGTGCTGCTCCATCTCCATCAACTCGATCGTGGTTCCCTCTACTCCGGGAACCTCTGGGCTGACGACTAGGCTCAGTGCCTGACCCACGATGCCATGCGGCTCGCTCGTCGGGTTCGTCCTGATGAAGTGTTCACCGTGCATATGCGCGTGAAACTCTTCCTCCGAGTAGAAACGCTTTTCTACGCCTCGCTTCTTGCATTCGGGGCAGATGTTGTGGAGGAAGTTTGCTTCGACGCTCACGCCTTTGATGCTGCTTTCTTGGGGGTTGCGTCCGTACATGCGGATCATGTCAACGTAGGGTTGCTTGTTCACTACGGCGACGTACTCTAGGTTTCCGTCGGCGTCGTGCTCCATCCACTCAACCGTACCTGCCTTCTTGTTCATGTCGTGGTTGATGGTGACGGGTTTGCCGATCCACGTTCTCGCTGACTTCTGGAGTTCCTCGTCAACGTATTTTCTGCCGTTTCGGCTGATGGCGTTGCTCCGTAGGGCTACGCCCTTGATTTTGACGCTGTTCTTTCCTGAGTCTACGACTTTGAGTTCTGGCGTGAGCCAGTTGAAGCTCTCGGTTATGGGTTGATTCAATTTCTTCGTCTCCGTAAACGCAATATGAGGATTGTCGCTAGGCTTGCCTCGTCCAGCGATAAGGGTTCCTCTTTTGTGACGTGGCGTTTTCTGCCACGAAATGAGGGTGAAGGCGTCGGTGTTACGGGTGGCGGTGTTACAGCACCGTACTCGGGCCAGTAGTCTTCTTGCCAATAGTTGCTAGGCCAGAACGTGGTTTGCCAGTACCCTTGCTTGAGAAGCGCCAAAGGTTATGCGCCGTCGTTAGTGATTGCCGTGCGGTTCCC